CCAATTGGTTCTGCTAAAGGAAAATAATTATGAACTTTAACGAACTATTCCAGAAAATGAGAGAGCTTGACGCTCCTGTTGCCGAAGAACTAAAAGGCGGCCAAAAGAAACTTGATGTCGACAAGGACGGCGACATCGAAGCTGATGATCTAAAAGACTTACGTGATAAGAAAGTTGACGAAGAACTTGTTGACGAATGTGGCATGATGCCTGGCTCAATGAGCAGCCCTGGTCAACAAGATTCAATTAGTGCAAACATCAGCATGAACGCTAGCGGCAAAGGCGGCATTAGCGATCTAATGGCAATCTTACGTAGTATTGAAAACGGTGATCACTCTCACGGTGATGACGAACATGATATGGCTAGAGCAATTGATTCAATGGACGAGCCGGAGCCACTAATTGATATGGACGAAGCAGACGGTGGCGGCTTTGACCAAGCTAGTACTACTCCTGATCCTGAAACTGCGCCAATGGGTGCTGCATTTCCAACAGGCAATGACATGCACAGCAAAGGTGGTAATGAAAGACCTAAAGTAAACGGCGGCGGCAATCCTTATGCAATGGCTGCTGAAAGTTTAATTCCAAGACTTAGCTCTCTGTATCAAGAAGTAAAAAGTCGATAATTGGCTATAAGCTACTCAAAGAGGCCCAGGTGGCCTCTTTTTTATTGTAAATAAAAGATGGCAAGTAAATCATTAGATGGCGTATTAACCAAGAAAGCGCATACACGAGAAACCTTCACTGAGCGTCACATTGAAGATCTAATCGCATGTTCTGATCCTAATACAGGATATCATTACTTCTGTAAGAATTATTTTTACATACAACATCCTGTTAAAGGTAAGATGTTGTTCGAACCATTTGAGTATCAAGAACGATTATTGGACGCATATCACGGTCACCGATTCAATGTAAACATGCTACCGCGCCAGATGGGCAAGACCACTTGTGCCGCAGGATACCTGCTATGGTTTGCTATGTTTCACCCTGACCAGACTGTGCTAATTTCTGCTCACAAGTTTACAGGCTCACAAGAAATTATGCAGCGTATTAGATACGCATATGAACTATGTCCTGATCACATACGCTCAGGCGTAGTAAACTATAACAAAGGCTCTATTGAGTTTGATAATGGATCACGTATTGTCTCTACAACTACTACTGGCAACACAGGTCGTGGTATGTCTATTTCCCTACTATACTGTGACGAGTTTGCTTTCGTACCTCCAAATATCGCCGAAGAATTTTGGACTTCAATTTCCCCGACTCTAGCAACTGGTGGACGAGCAATCTTAACTTCAACACCTAACAGTGACGAAGATACATTTGCTATCATATGGAAAGAAGCCAATAAGAAGTTTGACGAGTTTGGCAACGAACAGGTAGTAGGTGTAAACGGATTCTTTCCGTTTACTTGCTCGTGGAGTGAGCATCCAGATCGCGACGAGGCATGGGCAACACTAGAACGTGGACGTATCGGTGAAGAACGTTTCCGTCGTGAATACAATTGTGAATTCTTAGTCTATGACGAAACACTGATCAACAGTATTCACCTTGCAGGTATGGAAGGTAAGAATCCTATTATGAACATGGGGCAAACACGCTGGTATAAAGAACTTAGCAAAGATATGATATATGCTATTAGTCTCGATCCTAGCTTAGGTACAGGCGGCAACTCAGCTGCTATACAAATATTTGAATTACCTTCATTTACCCAAGTAGGTGAGTGGCATCATAATCTAACTCCTATTCAAGGGCAGATTCGAATTTTAAAAGATATACTAACGTATATACAAGAATGTGTGGGCAGCGACAATAGTTCTAACATCTATTGGTCAATTGAAAATAATAATATCGGTGAAGCTGGATTGATCTGTATTCGAGACATCGGTGAAGATCAATTTCCAGGACTATTTGTAAGCGAGCCTATACGTAAAGGACATGTGCGTAAGTTCCGTAAAGGATTCAATACAACACATAAGACTAAGATATCTGCTGCTGCTAGATTAAAGCATTTAATAGAATCTAACAAGATGAAAATTAGCAGTAAACCGCTAATTTCAGAACTTAAAGCATACATTGTCACTGGTGTAAGTTTTAAAGCAAAAGTAGGTGAAGAAGATGACTTAGTAAGCGCATTATTGCTGATCATACGTATGAGTCAAGTATTAGCAGACTGGGATGCTAGAGTGTTTGACAGTTTTAGTAGTAATGACATGGGCAATGAAGAAGATTACGAGCTGCCAATGCCTATCTTTGTTTCATCTAACTAAAGATAAATATCAATATGGACAAAAATCTCGACCCAATTGCCAAAGAACTATTCGGTAAAATTCGCACGCAATTTCCGAAAATTCAACTTGGCGATGCCAACAGCACTGCTACTGATCGCCCTAAAGATGCTCGTTTTTTTGAATTTGATTTTGTAAAAAACGGAAAGAATTTAGGCTCTATTAGTATTAGTATTGCTGCCGCTGAAAATGAAGCAAGCGAAGACGACATTGCAGATAACGACGGATTAGTTGTTATGTATAGTAATGATATAGTAGATGATCAACCTGACGGTGTAAAACGTCAATGGTTTAATTTCTTAAGAGAATTAAGAGAATTTGCTAAACAAAAGATGATGCATTTTTCTATACGTGACATCACTAAAACAAATTTAGATAAACGAGATTATAAATTTTTAGCCAAGAAAAACGGAGAAGGCAGTATGACCGAAAGTAAACTATGGGGCACATCCAAGACTAGTTATCAAAACATGGGTGAAGCTAAACTTATTGTTAAACATAGTCAGCCAGTTAACTATGCACACGCAGCAGGCCGCACACTACATATTGAAAGCATCTATGTAGAAAACGCACAAGGTGAAAGATTCAAATATCCTGTAAAACATCTTAATGGGGCTCGTGCTCTAGCTACTCATGTTGCCAATGGCGGCACACCATATGACGGTATCGGTCAACACATTACTGGACTAAGTGAAGAATTAAACAAGCTACGCATGTTCAAAGGTTACGTTGATCGTAATGAAATGGTATCTGAAGCAATGGGTGCAATCCAGACTAAGGTATACGAACGCATTGATCAAGTTAAGAAAGAAATCCGTAGTTTACAAAATCAAAGTTATTACCAGTCATTTGCAGAATCATTTGTTGCTAATGATGCAAAAGAAATTCCAGAGGATCTAGTTAATGATTGGATCGATCGTTTAACAATCCGTACATTTAACGAAGAACTAAAAAATGTATTCCCTTACATTTATAAATTAGTAGGTGAAGAAGTTGCTCCTATTAAAGAATTAACGCCAGATGATTTATTAAATGCAGAGTCAGTTGATGTGCAAGATTCTTTTGAAAATGAAATAGAAGAATTTACAAATTTTGAATCATACCTAAATAAATTAGTTTCAGAAGAAAGCGAGTTGCTAGGAACTGATCCCGATGCACAGAGTAGTGCAATACAAAAATTAAATCAGTTAGTTGGACAAGATCTACCAGTAGGAACTGATGGTACAAATGCAATACAAAGTCTAACTGGTATCATCGATGATCCTGAATTACATGATGTATTCAAACAATTAGGCAAAGTCACTCCAGAAGCAGATGCACGTGATATTATTAAGAGTTTCTTAGAAAAGTATGACGAAGACAATGGCTCAGATATTGCTAGTAAGATTAATTTTGATACAACCTCGGCAGAACCTGTTGCGGCAGCTCCAGCTCCTGAAGCACCGGCAGCACCCGCGGCTCCTGAAGCTCCAGCAACACCTGCTCCAGTAGCTGAAGGTGAAAAAGAAGATCCTCCGTTCGACGGTCCTTATAAAGATGCTAAGGACAACAAAGACCAATTTGGTAATACAGTCAAAAATCCAGCTCGTCATGCTGCTAGAAAAGGTTTGGCGGCAGCACTTGCCAAAGCCAAGAAAGCTGGTGCAACTGCAGAGACTCTAGTAAACTTTGGATTTGGAGAAATGTCATTAGGTGAAGCTATTAGTCAAGCTGGCCTTGATGTTGAAGAGTTCTTTGAAAGCAGTAGTAAAAAATCTGAAGTAATTGAATTTGTTAAATCTATGTATGACGATGTGACTGGTAATTTCCCTAAAGGAGAGACTGGTGTACTGTTAGCAGTTGAAAAACAATTCGGCGAAGATGCTGCCCAATTAGCTCACAGTGTGATTAGTGAACTGTCTCAGGTATACGAATCGAAACGTATTCGTCATCTAGCCGGTTTAAAATAATTGGCAAAAATAAATCAGATTTAAGCAAGATATCTCTTGCAATGATAAATAAAAGTGCGTACAATACAATGTATGCACTTTTTTACTTTACAATGGTGTAAAGTAGATATAGGCAAAACTAGCAGAAATGCAAAACAAACTTAGGCTAACAATAGGAGATAATCATGGCATCATTAGCTGAAATCAGAGCAAAGCTCAAAGAGCAAGAAGGTAATTCGAAAGGTGGCGGTGAACGTACCGGTGGAGACAATTCCATTTATCCTTTCTGGAACTTAAAAGAAGGTTCCGAATCAACAGTCCGTTTTTTACCTGACGGAAATCCTGACAATACATTTTTCTGGGTCGAGAGGGCAATGATTAAACTGCCATTCGCTGGAGTAAAGGGTTCTACTGACAGTAAACCAGTGACTGTCAACGTTCCTTGTATGGAGATGTACGGTGAGACTTGTCCAATCTTGTCTGAAGTACGTGGTTGGTTCAAAGACCCAGCATTAGAAGATATGGGTCGTAAGTATTGGAAGAAGCGTTCATACATCTTCCAAGGATACGTTGTTGAAGACGGTCTTAAAGAAGAAAACAAGCCAGAAAATGCAAATCGTCGTTTCATTATCGGCCCACAGATCTTCCAATTGATCAAAGGCGCATTGCTTGATCCAGAAATGGATGACATGCCAACTGACGCAGTCAACGGCGTTGACTTTAAGTTGATTAAAACTTCAAAAGGTGGTTATGCTGACTACTCTACATCAAAGTGGAGCCGTCGTACACGCCCATTAGATGCGGCAGAAGTTGCTAACTTAGAAACACATGGCTTGTTCAATCTTAAAGATTACTTGCCTAAGAAGCCAACTGACGTTGAAGTTAAAGTGATGAAAGAAATGTTTGAAGCATCAGTCGATGGCGAACCATTTGATATGGATCGTTGGGGACAGTACTTTAAACCAGCAGGTATGGGTCAAGCTACAGGCGATCCTAACACTGCACCTAAGGCAGCGGCACCAGTCGCTAAGGCAGCACCTGCTCCAGTAGCAGATGATGTTGCACCTTGGGAAGAAGAAGTTGCTACAGCAGAAAAATCATTCTCTGCTCCTAAGCAAGAATCAGCACCAGCTGCCGCAGGCGGTGGTCGTGCAGAAGACATTCTTGCTATGATTCGCAATCGCAACAAGCAGTAAGCATTAGAGTAAGTATAGGGTTTCGGCCCTATACTTCTCGCCACTATTAGGAGAATAACTATGGCAACAAAAGCATTCGACTTATCGAAATTCCGCAAGACACTAACTAAATCTATTGATGGATTAGGTGTCGGCTTTAATGACCCTACAGATTGGGTTTCAACAGGCAATTATGCCTTAAACTATTTGATTAGTTCAGACTTTAACAAGGGCGTTCCGCTTGGTAAAGTGACAGTTCTTGCTGGTGAATCTGGTGCAGGCAAGAGTTATATTTGTTCTGGTAATTTAATTCGTCATGCACAACAGCAAGGCATCTATGTTGTGCTTATTGACTCAGAAAATGCTCTTGACGAACAATGGTTGAAAGATCTTGGCGTTGATACAAGCGATGAAAAGTTGTTAAAACTTAACATGGCTATGATTGACGACGTGGCAAAGACTATCTCTGAGTTCATGAAAGAATACAAGACAATGGATGAAGCAACTCGTCCTAAAGTATTGTTTGTTATTGACTCATTGGGTATGTTATTGACTCCAACTGACGTTAATCAGTTTGAAGCAGGTGAAATGAAAGGTGATATGGGTCGTAAGCCTAAGGCACTTACATCATTAGTTCGCAACTGTGTCAATATGTTTGGTAGCTATAATGTTGGATTAGTTTGTACTAATCACACATACGCAAGTCAAGACATGTTCGATCCAGATGATAAAATTTCAGGTGGACAAGGCTTCATTTATGCATCTAGTATTGTTATTGCTATGCGTAAATTGAAGTTGAAGACAGACGCTGATGGCAACAAGACAACTACAGTTAACGGTATTCGTGCCGCTTGTAAGATTATGAAAACACGCTATGCAAAACCATTTGAAAGCGTTCAAGTTGAAATTCCTTATGCTACAGGTATGAGTCCATACAGTGGGCTTGTCGACTTGTGTGAAGCAAAAGGTATTCTTACAAAAGATGGCAACAGACTTAAATACGTTTCTAAGGATGGTACAGAATTAAAGATGTATCGTAAGGAATGGGATCGCAATGAAGAAGGCGGATTAGATAAAATCATGCTGGAATTTGACGACTCTGCCGCTACAGTACAATCAACCATCGATGAAGAAACTGGAGAAATTGTAGAATGAACGAAAATCAAATTGGTGATATCTGGATGTTGTTTAAAGAGTATGTAGACAAAAAATCTGTCGATGTTTTGGCAGAAAGATTTGTAGATTTATTGGCAGATCATGGTATTAGTGATAAAGTTATGACCTTAGCATCAGGTATTGACGAAGATTTGGACAATGCTATTGACTTCTATTTAGATCAAGATAGCGAAGAAGAAGATACAGACGAAGAAGATTTTGACTCGTATGAAGATGATGAGTAATTTATGACTTGGTACACAAAAGTTTCAAAAGACATTTCGTATATTCCGGATGCCGTTGCACATTTTGAGCTTGAATTACAGGCAGCAAAGGCAGACGCCCGCATAGCAGGAAATATTGAAAAGGCCGCGGCAAAAATGCCCGGTATTGTAGAAGAACGATTTGGTCAGCTTCAAGAAATTGAAGCAATTTTGGAATATTTGAATATTGAATTACGTCGACTTAAGAGTCAACACTTCCGTAAGTATTTAGAAAACTATCAAAGGGCTTTATCTTCAAGAGACTGTGAAAAGTTTGTTGAAGGTGAGTCCGATGTAGTCGATTTTGAAAAAATTATCAACGAGTTTGCCTTGCTACGCAACAAGTGGTTAGGAATTACTAAAGCTCTTGATCAGAAACAATGGCAAATAACTAATATCGTAAAACTAAGAGTTGCTGGCATGGAAGATGCTTCTCTTTAAATAATTTTTATAAAAGTCTTGACCTTTCATTTACAATATTGTATAATGTATACATGACAACAATTGATTCGATATTAACAGAACTATATCAACTTGGTATAGATAAACTAGACAATCAGATTCCTAAGCGAGACAAGAAGATTTTAATTAGTCTTGCTAAACAAATCTCAATAGGACAGTTTTTAACCGAAAATCAGTCCGCTTTATTACTCAAAATCCTTAGAGAGAATAAAGAATTTATACCTTTGCCTCACAAAGAAATAATTGATACTCCAACATGGAGTCGACCGTTTAGAATTATCGAACAGTTTAGGCGAATAGGAATGACCAAAGACCATGATGGTAAACTTTTGGTAGAATTTACCTATAACAAGCGCCTGAGACAGCAAATTAGCGAGCTATCTAAACAGCTCGATGGACAACTGCTGTCATTGAACAGTAAACAGTATTCAGTTCCGCTAACTGAAAAGAACCTATACCATATAGTGCGGACTTTCAAAAATCAACACTTTGAAATAGACCCAATTATCATGGAATTTTATGAAGAAATTTCGAAAATTTTGTCTACCGATGAAGACATGTTTGACATTTTTCATTTGCAAAATAAAAATATAGTTAACGCAGTCACTACAGAAATTGGCGAGATCGCTCCTGAAAATACTCTGTTGCTCAACGATCGTCGACACCGATTTCAATACTCAATTTTTCCAAAAAATCCTGAAATTTCACTGGAAAATTCACTGGCAAATAGGCCAAGCTCTAAAGTGTGGATTGACAGCACTACTACTACGATTACTGAAGTTATTACAGCACTGCAGAAATTAAATCGTTTACCGGTGTTGTTAGTGTTCAACGGACATGACTCAAAAGAATGCCTGCAAAATCTGAAAAAAGTGGCAAATTCCTTGAAAAATAACATTGATTCAAATGTTGGAATTTATTTTAGATTTGACAACATAACTGAAAGCAATAAAGATTTTAATCAAGCAATTAGTCAGTTAAACTATAACACACAGTTGAGTGAAAAAGTAGTAGTTGCCGGTATTGCTAACAACAAACTACCAAAATTTCTCATAAAATCATCATGGTACCCGATGAGTGTAATCACATTTACAAATAATTTTAAAAGTAATAAAACCAGTGTCTATTGCGATGCAGTTGATTTGATAGTATACTACAATGACAAACGTCCCTTAGGAGGGGTAGATGCCATCGTGTAAATTAATCATCCAAGATGAGGTAAATCTTAAGGTAGAAGGGCTTCCTGTTGAAATACGCAGGAAGTTAGCTAACACATTTAAGTATGAAGATCCTACAGCTAGATATCGTCCAGCATACAAACTCGGTCGTTGGGATGGTGCCATTACACTATTCGGATTAGGCGGAAATGGCTACCTTAGTCAACTGCCAAAAATCCTCGACGTACTGGAAAAAAGTGGTGTTGAGATAACAGAAATTATAGATAATCGTGCGCCTATTAATTTGCAGTTTCCTAAAGTTGAAGCAGACTTTTGGGGAGATCAATGCTGGCCTGAAGGGCATAGATTTGCAGGACACCCTATTAGACTACGTGAAGATCAAGTTGAAGTAGTTAATAAATTTCTTGAAAATCCGCAATGCCTGCAAGAGATTGCAACAGGCTTTGGTAAGACAATTACCACTGCAACATTGGCAAAATTATGCGAGCCATATGGTAGAACATTTACCATTGTGCCGAACAAAAGTCTTGTTGAACAGACAGAAGAAGACTTTATTAACTGCGGATTAGACGTAGGAGTTTATTACGGTGACAGGAAAGATTTACATAAAACGCATACCATTGCCACTTGGCAAAGTCTCAATATCCTCGACAAGAAAAGCAAAAATCAAGAGCACGACATCTTAACTCTTGCTGAATTTCTCGACGGCGTTAAGACTATTATGGTTGACGAAGTACACATGGCCAAGGCTACGGTGCTTCGTAATTTGCTAACGCAAAACTTTAATAATGCCCCTATTCGTTGGGGATTAACTGGTACTGTACCTAAAGAAGACTTTGAAGCAGAACAGATTTTTGCCAGTCTTGGACCAGTTGTACATGAAGTACACGCACATGAATTACAAGCACAAGGTGTACTAAGTGCGTGTCATGTAAACATAACACAGCTGATTGACTTGCCTGAGTTTACGTCATATGCAGAAGAATACAAATATCTTGTCACTGATGAAGACAGGATGATTTTTATATCAAAACTAGTAGAGGGTATTTCCAATAGTGGCAATACTCTTGTACTGGTAAATCGAATAGAGACCGGAAAATTTATCGTAAACGAAATTCCCGATTCGGTTTTTATTAGTGGCGAAGTAAAAACAAAAGATAGGAAAAGTGAATACGATGAAGTTAAAACTGTTGACAACAAGATTATTGTGGCGACTTACGGTGTGGCCGCTGTGGGTATTAATATCCCCCGTATTTTTAATCTGGTTATGGTGGAGTCCGGAAAGAGCTTTACAAGGGTTATACAAAGCATTGGGCGAGGCATACGAAAAGCAGACGACAAAGACTTCGTTCAAATCTGGGATGTCACATCTACCTGCAAATACGCCAAGCGCCATCTCACGCAACGTAAGAAGTTTTACAAAGATGCCAAGTATCCGTTCACGATTGAGAAAATAGACTGGAAATAATAAAAACAATATGCAAATACTAACCTTAGACAATCAAGCATTTGACTTGAACAATTTACCTGATGAGGTAGATGACAGCATGAGATTTGCTGTATTAGATAATTCAGATGCACAAAATCCTGACTTCTTCTTCCAGCCATTAATTTTTTTAGAAAGTTTTAATAGCCCTGCAATGGTGCTTAGAATTGGCAATGAAGAAATTACAATGCCTATTGATTGGTCAATTGCAGTTGGTGATAGTTCAAGTGCTAGTGATATAGAAATTTTACCATTGACTAGTTTAAACGATCGAGGGTTTGAAGCATTTTGTTTCAATCCGCTTAGTAGCTTTAGATTAGAATTTAAAAAGATTGAAATTGTAAATTTTTATAATGATGTCAAATGGTACTTTCCAAAGATGAAAAATAATCAATTACTAGCAGTACCATTAAGCAATGAGCCTAAAACATTATGTGCATATTTTGTTAAAGAAGTGTCAAGACAAAGCGAAATAATTCAATTAGATAAATTATTGTAATATGGGAACTCTTACTCCCGGTGCTACATATGTTTATGAACGGGCTAACGGGCAAATATATGCACGTGAGCTCGGAAAATTAGAAAGACACCTTGTAGGCTATGATTTAGACAACGCCCCTGAACAGAGGTATATGACTCTTTGGAATGATATTCTGAAAGAATCCGAGACCAATACTGCTTTACAAAAAGCATTGGATAATGTTATAATGATATACAGACTATCAAAGGACAATCCGCTATGAGCAAAGAAGAAGACAAGTTTAAACATTCTAAGCGTATGCTTAAAGATGAGAATGCTATTAAAAAGCAAGTTAAAATTGCCAAAGAATATAGTCATGTTAATAGCGAATTTAATCCTAAGTTAGATCAGCCGCATAGGTTTGCCAAACATCATGCAATGGATTGCGGCAATCCCGAATGCTTTATGTGTGGTAATCCTCGTAAGACACATAAAGATAAACTAACAACTCAAGAAAAGCGTATGTTTCAAGACGTTGATAATGTTAGAGATGTGCATAGCAACGGACTACCTCCAAAGGAAGATGATGAGCGAAAAGATTGAACTTAAAGATAAACTTGCAGCCGTAGACATGAATTACAAAGGGCTGTGGGACGAATTAGATGCTGAACAACAGAAAGCCTTAAAGAGCGAGTTATTCATTCTAAATCGCTACATTAGCAATGCACAAGGTAATCGAGATATTCAAGAACATTTTGTATTAACCGTCAACGAATATTTTAATAAACATTGGAATACTCTACAAAAGCATCCAAAGCTGTTGTGGCAATTGTTATGCATGTGCGGCCACGAAAGTCAAAAAATCTTTTTTCATCAATGGATAGGTTTTAAGAAAAAACAAGGCAATAATAAACTATCTAAATTTTTATTAGAAATATATCCAAATAAAAAACAAGACGAAATTGAAATGATGAGTCAACTGATGACTACTGCAGAGGCTAAAAAATTAGCACAGACATACGGATATGATGATAAACAAATTGCTAAAATGTTTTAAAGATGTTAGAATTAAGTGTGAATAAACCTTATAGCTGTCAATTTTGCGGAAACAAATATATGCAAGAAAAAACTCTTGCAGTACATATTTGCGAACAAAAACGCAGATATTTGGCCAAAGATGAAAAGCATGTTAACATTGGTTATATAACATTTAATAAGTTCTTCCAGTTGACGCAGAAGTTAGGACAGAATAAAACCTATGAAGAATTTGCACGTAGTCCTTACTACAATGCATTTGTTAAATTTGGCAGCTTTGTCAACAATACTAATCCGCTGTATCCCGAAAAGTTTATTGACTATGTTATTCGTAGTGGTGTAAAGTTGGATCATTGGTGCAGAGATTCGTTGTATGAAACGTATGTTATTAATCTAATTCATACTGAATCTGTAGAAACTGCATTGGAAAGATCAGTTGCACACATGCAGTCGTGGGCCAACGATAACAATAGTGTGTGGAATCATTACTTTAGATATGTCAGTACTAATCGATCAGTGTTTGATATTAAAGACGGAAAAGTAAGCCCTTGGCTTATTTTAAATTGTGCTAGCGGTAAAGAAATGTTGGCTAACTTTAGAGATGATCAATTGAGTGCAATTGGTAATATCATTGACCCGCAAGTGTGGGTTAAGAAATTTAAGAATCAAAAATTTGATTTAGAATTAGTAAGAACTGTTGTCAAAGAGGCCAATCTATAATGGATATCGATATTGATTTCGCAGATAGAGAACACGCACTTAAGATTATTAAGCACATACCAGCGGCTATTAAAGATGTAAATAATACTTTTAAAAAGCACAATACCGGAGTATATTGTACACCTATCCCGTATAATCCTGTGACCAACTTAGCTAACATAGACTACAAGGAAGCAGAAGAACGTGGATATTTTAAGATCGATTTCTTAAATGTAAGTATATACAAAGATGTTAAAGATGAATCTCATCTTAAAACTTTAATGGAGACCGAACCACTATGGGACCTTTTAGAGCAGGACGATTTCAGCAGTTTACTATTTCACGTCAACGGACACGGTTCTATTCTAAGGCAGATGAAACCGACGAGTATACTCCAACTAGCGGCCGTTTTGGCTATGATCCGACCCGCGAAGAGGCACTTGATTGGGGAGAGCTGGACGACAGTGATGGAGACGATTTGGACAAAGCCCGAGGATGGTGAGTACTACTTTAAGAAGGCTCATGCAGTAGCTTATGCAATGGCGATAGTAGTACAGATGAATTTAATTTGTGAACGTATCAGCTACGGATATGCTTAACGTTTAGGTATCGGACGAACTAGTTGTACACTCTTACGTTTGACTCGTTTCAATGTTAGATTCATCAGGTTAACTACTGGTCCTAGAATAATTCTAACGTCTTTGCTATTGAAAGTTTTAATAGCATATCTATACGGTTCAATACCATTTCGACAAAAAATATTAATCGGTATTTGACGATTACTTTCCCACCACCATATTTCTCCGATCTCTAATAACTTGGCTTTTTCTTCTGGAGATTTGAGCAAGGATAGATCATAAAAACTAGTGACAAATTGATCCTGGTTAATGATGATTCCGACATATTCTGCTTCACCGTAATGTAATACAGATATAAATGGTAGCTGTTCTTGTATATTTTCTCTTAATTTAACCATATAAATAGTAGTGAGGCCTTTTAACCAAATGCAAAAAATTTCAAGTTATTTATATTCAAATAGAATCCAAGCAGTTGTCAATCTGGCTGCATCACCTTTGGAGTGGAGAATCGTGTACCAACGTAAATTTAAAATCTACCAAGGACTAGACAACGTTCTAGAACTTGATGTAAAAAATGCCGAACAAAAACGTATCGACATTACTACTTATGCAATGAAGTTCGTTGTTATGGATCAACTTAATCAAGAAATCTATACAGGTGATGTAGATACTGACACTGGCATCAAAGGTATTGGACTGATGACAATTCCTTCGACTGCGTTGGAATTTGTATCTCCTCAATTTTTGAAATATACAGTCTACATTCTTAACGACGATGACACTAAAACGCCTGTATACGGTGATACCCAATTTGGAGTCACTGGTACTATTGATTATTTGGCTGGCGCTATGCCAACTACGCTGCTGCCTAAAGTTATCAAAACATTTGTATATGATATTGATGTTAACGATCCTACTTGGGAAACACGAATTTACAGAAGCGATGCAGTTGAAATTAATCCGCCAAATGACATTGTAGAAAATCCTACATTGACTGTAAACTTTTTTGCATCAGCTTTGGCAGCAGAAGTAAATGTGCAAATTACTTCAAGTCTAGTTATTAGTACAGAAACCCCATGGACTACTATTGAAACATTTAATATTACGTCCAATACTTCTACTCTAGAAAAAGTTTATGGCGCAGTTGATGGCTATAATAAAGAAGCAGGTTGGCTAAGAATTACCTACACTCCTGTAAGCGAAAACACCGGAAAGTTTGACAAAGTACTAGTATCAGTGTAAAATGTAGCTATGAGCTTAATCATAGATACAGTACAGTCATACCTACCTCCAAAGCGTAAAGTGACACCCAGTGGTTGGGTCAGCTTCAATGCGGTTTGTTGCCACCATAATGGCACAAGTGCTGACAATAGACAGCGAGGTGGTATTATGGTTAATGAAGGTGTAAGCTATCACTGTTTTAACTGCGGGTTCAAAGCCAGCTGGCAACCGGGGCGCAAGGTATCAGTTAAGCTGAAAAAACTCATGCAATGGCTAGGTGTTGCAGATGACACTATAACCAAATGCAGCCTTGAGGCCATGCGTATTGAAGAAGACAGTTCATATAAAGGTGAACGTAGTCTTATTCCTGTGTTTATTGATAAGGCAATGCCAATTGGTTCAAAGCCTTTAACAGAATGGATCAAACATCCCACAGATGATCTAGTCCCAGTACTAGAGTATCTAGCCAGTCGCAACTTGTATGTAGACGACTATCCGTGGCATTGGACTGACGAGGATGGTTTTAATAATCGACTTATAATTCCATTTTATCACGAGCGTAGACTAGTTGGATACACAGCTAGAAAGATTACAGCAGGAAAGCCTAAATACATTAGTGAACAACAACCTGGCTATGTGTTTAATTTAGACCAGCAGCCTTACGATCGTAAATACGTTGTTGTTGTTGAAGGTCCTATTGATGCTATCTGCATCGACGGCCTGGCTGTTATGAGCGCGGAGATTGGTGCTAGTCAACATGCACTAATTAGTCAGCTACAGCGTGAAGTCATTGTGCTTGCAGATAGAGATGATGCAGGCATGAAATTAGTTGAACAAGCATTAGAGTTTGGCTGGAGTGTGGCATTTCCAGAATGGGCCGATGGCATCAAAGACGTTAATGATGCCGTTAAGCACTATGGTAGATTATATACTCTCTACAGCATTATCAACAACAAAGAATCTAACAATTTGAAAATACAGTTAAAACTACGCAAGTGGTTTAAGAAGGATGAACAATGAAATTTATACAATGGCTACTGACCCCTTATACTCGCTGGCAAGAACGTAGACAACAAAAACGTCGGCTAGAAGAACTTCGTAAACGTGATCCATTTATCTACAAATGATACAGTGGGGAATTAACGCTCTTAATCACGGCAGTAGCATTGCTGTATTTGATCACGGAAAATTTATTAGTAATGAGATTAACAAAACTAATGACAATCCGCATGATTTAATTAGTAATACACTGCTTAGAGGTTGGGAACCTGACAGGATTTTTTGGTATGAAAATCCTTGGTTAAAGAAAGCTAGACAAATACGTGCTAAACAGTACAGTACGGCATTTAGATTAGACAATCTGCCTAGTCATTATCTTAAAAAATGGGGTCTTAGTTATGCGCCAGTCACTTATACATCGCATCATGCTAGCCATGCAGCCGCAGGCTACTATACCAGTCCTTTTAATCATTGTGCTATTGTGGTACTCGATGCCATAGGTGAGTTTGAATGTGCTACCATTTGGCAGGGCCTGCATGGTGAAATGAAGAAAGTGTGGAGTGCAAGATATCCACATAGCCTAGGTCTGTTCTATTCAGCATTTACTAAAATGATAGGCCTTACTCCTGTACGTGACGAATACGTCCTACAACAAATGGCCGAACAAGGTGACCCTGCTAGATTCCGTAAAGATATAGATTCTTACTTTAAAAATGGAGTAGTTAATCTTACCTACAATTTTCATAGAGGCGTGCAAAACTGGGACATTGGAGGTTGGACCATAGAGGATCAATGCAATCTTGCTGCCGCAGTGCAAGAACGATTTGAAATAGAAGTTGCCAAGGTCATGCTCAAGGCCAAACAATTAACCCGTGCAGACTGCCTAGTCTATATGGGCGGCTGTGCAATGAACAGTCGGGCTAATCAAAATGAAGTAGAACCCATGTTCAAGTACCGTTGGAGTCTAGCTGATCCCGGAGACGCTAGCAGTAGTATAGGCGCAGTTCTATATCATACAAAAGATCGAGTATGGAGAGATAACTGGGCTCCAGTCAAACACCTTGCTATTAATGTATAAAGAAAGTATAATAAACAATGACCACTAGACAAAACGCAGACTACGGATAC